ATTTTCGTCGAGTTTACGTTAACGAGAAAATGGCCATGCCTTATCCAGAGTTAACGGTTTCCCCTCAGTACTACGCCCGCCTGCGACGGCAATAGGGCAGTACGACGCCCCTGCCCCCAACTTTGGGGTGGGTGACCAATGTGTCGCTTTCACGGTGGAGGTCGAGGAGAGAGTAATTGTGCGTTGCAATCCGTCTTTATGGCGGGGACGCGGTGGACGTTGTATCTCGCTCACTTGTATGGTATCTTCGGGTAACCACCCTGCCGGTCGATTTTCGTTGGAACATTCCCTTGGGGGACCCTCATCATGCTGCCACAGGCCAATGTTGCGGTGAGTAGCCTATTCCTTTAGCGACCGTATGAGTCATCTTTTGATGCATCGGGCGAGGGGAGCATGGCGAAAAATCCGCGTTGGTGCTACAAGGGCTATTGTCAGTAATGACGCCTCGTGGTACTAAAGTGTGGTGAGAGTAGGAGCTGTACGAACATTCAGCAAGCTGGTGTCGAGCTTTGATCGGCACAACCCTGAACCGCGGCAGGGCATATTTCATCCCGCGGACCCTACTGTCAGCCTGGAATTGCAGACACCCCCTTCTCGATACGAAAATGACTTCCACAACTTTACACGCCGACGATCTCTTTGGGGATCCTTCACTGTTTGAACATCATTTTTGTCTTGAGATTTGGGAAGTAGTTGACCTCGGGTTTGGGGTCCATCGCGAGATCACAAACCGCTTTTATGAAAACGTGCAGGTAGCATATGCCAACGACGACCTTGTGAACGATCAGTTTGATTTCTTCACTTGGGAGTAGGCGGCTATGCAGGTGCCTGGCGAGATCATGGAGGTTGACGAAATTTTGGCCGCCCCCATTCGGGGTGGCAATTTGGGGGGCGATGCTGTGCCTAGCCAGCCGGCCGTCCCCATTTCCGCCGTCACACGTTACAACAGAAGGAGGAAGAATATTTCACAGCAGGTTGCTCGAGCCGTGGTGGACGCCGCGGAGTGGATGATTGGTTGCATGCCTGCTGCACTGGTGGTTGCTAGGAGAGTCCATGAGGTCCTGGTTGTGTCCGACGACCGAGTCGGGTACATACGCCGCTATGTCGAGGGCCAGGCCCGACAGGCGGCGCGCGTGGCGGCTGTGGCTGTGTTAGCTGCAGCGCTTGCGCGCCACAGGGTCCGGGGTGCATACGTGGGAGCCTTGGTTGACGGAGCCGCCGCTGCTGCAGCTGTGGCTACGCTTAGCCGGTTTGTGAGGTGCGTCCGGATTGCCAGGATTCGAGCACAGGGTGGGAACGTCAACGGGTTGGTTGCCAATCTCGAGGGCGGTCCCCTGCCTGGGTTTGGCCGAAGTGACTTTTTGATGCGAATTCATGGGGAGATGGCTCCACGTTTGCCGTCCGGGACTCGGTTTGCCATTGTAGGCGATGACGGTGAGGTGCTGTCTTGCCCCGCTGCCAGTCTCGTGCCCCCCCCCGCTGATGCGGGGAGCCTGCCACCGGGCTTGCCGGTGGCCCCAGCTGGGGGGGGCGGCCCCCCCCCGGCCCCTGCCGGCGGGGGTAGTTCCCCCCCGGCTGCGCCAGGCCCTCGGGGTGGGTTTGGTAGCGGCGCTCCATCGGGTTCAGCGTTCAAACGCGGGCCCTTGTTGAGTTTCCGCTTCGCGTGGAGGGACCGTCTGGAGGACAATGAGCGCGCTGCTGAGGGTTTGGCCCAGTTTATATCTGTGGGTACCAACGGTGAGCGCGATGTTCCCCATGTCAGTGGGCAGGGATTTTTGACCCGCCTGCTCAACCGGGTGGCTGGACGTAGCCACAAGTCATACCACCGTGCGTCTAACAAGTTTCACAAGCGCATAGTGGTCCTCAGGGAACTTCGTGAGGAGATGATTTTTACCGGGGTTGGTCATAAACGCGAGCGCACAACTTTGAACCTTGCCGCTGCGGAGGAGCTGGCGCGCAAGGTCACCAGCCGTGCCATTGAGGACGGTCGCATTGATGGTGCTGACTCGAGATGGTACAAGCAGGGCCTCGTTGAGTCCTTCTTTATTAAGGATGACGACGATGCCTTTTGGGCTGGCTTGGCCGCGGCCCCTGTCGCTATTCGAGCGTAGGGGCGTCCCGTCTCTGCGATGGCGGTGGACACTAGGAAGGAACAATACCACCGGGGCGAAGATTCCGAGTGTCATCCTAACATCGTCATACAGAGATGGGACAGGGCCAAAGCGTCCTCCGAGAGACAATTTTGTCGGCACCCGGAGGTCGCGTGTGTTCAGATGGGAGCACACAAAAGCAGTTTGCCAAATTTATTACGAGCCCTCAACGAACGGGTTTTCAACGTTGAGAGGACACGAGATGGTGTGACTGTATTAGAGCCGACGCCCAAGCCCCCCCCCGAGATTGGGGCTTGGAAGAGGCTGTCGTCTGTTGGTAAGAGGCTTGCCCGGTCAGTCCGGGAACGAGTGCCAGATGTGCAAAGGTTGACCTGTGAGGAGTTTGTTCTGCAGTGTCCCGCGCATAAGCGCTTGTTATATGCCCAAGCCTCCGATAGATTGCGACAGCGCGGTTGGGGACCAAATGATGCTAGAGTAAGCTCGTTCGTAAAGTTTGAGAAGCTGAAATTTGCGTTAAGTGGGCCCAAATCCGACCCCTGCCCGAGAGTGATCCAGCCGCGGTCACCCGTTTACAACGTGGCACTGGGACGGTACACCCGTCGTGTTGAGGAAGAATTGTATCATGCCTTGGCCGTCGAGTGGGATGTGGATGCGGACGAAAAAGTGGTAATGAAGGGGCTCTCAGTTGAGGAGGTGGCTAGCCAGTTGCGACGGAAATGGTCGAAATTTGATCAACCCTGCGCGATAGGCCTGGACGCTTCCCGTTTTGATCAGCACGTGTCGAAAGAGGCATTGCGCTGGGAGCATCGGGTTTATGAGGCGATTTTCGACAGGGACCCAGAGTTGGCAGCATTGCTGTCACGCCAGCTGAGTAATATCGGCATAGCCTTCCTTGATGGACACCGAGTAGATTATAAGACTGATGGATGCAGAATGTCTGGCGACATGAACACCTCGCTAGGCAACTGCCTCATCATGTCAGCACTCGTTAAATTGTACTGTCAAGAGAGGAAGGTTTGTGCGCAGCTGGCAAATAATGGTGATGACTGTCTCGTCTTCATGGACCGCAGGGCCGAGGGCAAGTTCCGGGGGGGGCTTGACGCTTGGTTTCTGGCCTTCGGGTTCAATATCACTGTGGAAGATACCGTGTTCGATTTTGAGCGATGTGAATTTTGTCAATCACGACCAGTCTGGTCAGGTTACGAGTGGGTGATGGTTCGAAACCCGCAAGTTGCCTTGTCCAAGGACGTAATGGGACTGGCCTGTGGCAGCACTGAGGAGTATCTTAAGTGGATTCACGCCGTGGGAGTAGGAGGGCTGGCACTTTTTGGGGACATGCCGTGTTATGGCGTCCTGTACCAGCGCATGCGACAGTGTGGAGTGGCGAGTAACGTAAAGAATAGTCTGCTGTTGAGTGACAGCGGGTTCATGCGTATGTCGACCAAGCCGAGGTTGCATCTTCGAAACTGCGTTGCTGACAGCTGTCGCATATCGTTCTATCGAGCTTTTGGGATCTGCCCCGACGTGCAGCTGGCGTTTGAAGAGTTGTGCAGGCAGCTCGTCTTCGACGGGGTTGAAAGAGACCCCGGCGTAGGCTTGAGTTTCGCACCTCCGCTAGCTGACCACTGGGGAAACACGTAGTCATGCCCAATAAGAACAAGAAGTCCAATAATACAAAACCCAAAAATAGCAGGGGGGGCAAAACCCCCCAAGGCCGGGCTGGAGCCAATCCATCCAACAATTCTGGTCGCCGTCAGAAGCAACCGAACCGCCCAGTTAATGGTATCTCCACGAATACTTACACTGGGAAGAGGCTCCCCACCACCACAATGTCAAACGGTGCAACTATTGTATCGCACACGGAGACGTTTGGTGTAAACATCACGGGGACCTCCGAATTTGCAGTTGCCTCACAATGGGCGCTGCAGCCTGGTCTTTCGAGTTACTCCCGGGGGTCGCCCCTCGGCAGCTGGCTGCCGCAGATTGCAACGAACTTCGACTCCTATGAAATTTTGGAGTTGCGGTTTGCATATCGTGCTGCATGCTCGACACTTGAGCCAGGTTTAATTGTGTTCGGTTTTGAACCAAACCCTGAGGGGTCGACGCCGGTCACCTACCAGGAGATGCGAAACATGTTGTCGGTCGACGGATCGGCACATGCTAATTTATCTTTCGACATCTCCGGTCGCTGCCGGAAATCTCTTCTCACCAGGAAGGGGAGTGTTGTTAATTTGCCCAGCTATGATGCTGGGCGGGTGTTCCTTGCGACCATCGGTTGCGGTGAGGCTGCGAAGCTTGGCTTCGTTGACGTCCACTATAAGGTGCGCCTTTTCAACCCCCAATCTGACAAGTCGACTACAATCCCAACCACAGTTTACTCGCCAGTGGCCCCAGTTTACAGGGTCGAGTACCTGCCTACTTCCGATCGCCAGGCTGATTGTTCAGCCCTATGCTTCCAAGCGTCACAATTTATGACGGGTGGTGGTGTAGTCAAGGGCGCATCCGATATGTTCACGCTGGGTTCAAGTCTCCCAGCCCTCGACACGACGATTTACGGTGGGTGTGTCTTTAAGAACACCACCCAAGTCGGTTGGACGGGGCTTCGGGCGGCCTTCGGCGGAAGATATAAAGTTAGGTTCCAGGTATCTGCGGACTTCCTCGATTTGAGGTTGTTCACGGCTTGTCCGTTTACGATTAAAAGTGGTTCATCCACCCTCGCAGTGGCGCAGTCTCAGGGGCTCGCCAGTGTGGGAGGCACAGGATTAGTCAGTTTGGAATGTTTGCCAACATCCCACCGGGGATACACTGGGGTCGTGTCGTTGGACCCCAACCCCGGTACTGATATGGGATTGTACGCAGCTTGGGACGTGGACCTCGCTGCTGGGGAAACCCTGTATATTGCCGTCGGGTACCGGAATTACAACAACGTTTCGGTCACCGGGTCAACCTGTATTTTCAGGGCAGGGCTTGGCGTTAGCTACATTGAGGTGACGTACTTGGGTCCCTCTCTCGGAGCTTAACAGGCGATGTTCCCACTGGTTGGAGCCAGTGGGGCCGGGGCGGAGCTATCCGCCCGAGCCGGGTTGGAGCTTATCTAACCTCTAACAACGACCGCGAAATGGCAAACCTCTGGGGTGTACGGAACGCTTAATAAGTGGGTTCTATGGGCTTGGCCGCCGATCACTTGCCCCTTAGGCCATCGCCAATCGAAGAGTAAATTAGGTATCGTTGCCGAAAAATTAGAGTATTTGCCGATGGACTCGGCTAGGACAGCACAGTCTGACATATTACACCTGGTGTGGCATCACTTGGTGGTGGGTGCGGGAGCAAGGCGAGGTGGGTTAAATCCT